TTAAGGATTAAATATGGGTGCTCCCAATTCAACAGTAGACCAAAATCTACTGCCTGTTCAGGCTTATTTTGATGTTTACGGTAATTTTCAAACTTTTATTGGACAAGGTCAGCCGTTTTACGCATCAATTAGCCCCATTCAAACTGGTTTGCATATTACAAACAGTACGATTGACAGCACAACTATTGGGGCAACCACACCTTCAACTGGCAATTTTACAAGCATTTCAACAGTAACTGGAACCATTAGCACAAATGCCTCTAGTGCTACTGATATTGTTAATTTATTAACACTTCAGTCCTATGCTGCTGGAATTAGCTGGAAAAATCCTGTAACAGCAGCAACGACAGTAAACATTACCCTTTCAGGGCTTCAAACGGTTGATTCAGTAAACCTTGTTGCTGGTAATACAGTACTGGTAAAAAACCAAACGAACGCAGCTCAAAACGGTATTTATACGGTTTCTAGCGGTGCTTGGACTTACGCAACAGGCTGCACTACTTGGGCGCAATATGTTAGCGCATTAGTGTTTGTGGAATATGGTGGCCAAGCTGGTTCGGCTTGGTATTGCACTGCACAACCAGGTGGTACGCTTGGTACAACGGCAATGAATTGGAGTAATTTTAGCGTTGCAACAAATTACTCTGCTGGCACTGGCTTAACCCTTACTGGTTATGTATTTAGCATTACAGCTACTGGTGTATCGGCTGCGACTTATGGTTCTGCATCCACAGTACCAGTTATTGCGGTAAATTTAGAAGGGCAAATTACTTTCGCAACAAATACAAGTATTGCTATTAACGCAAGCCAAATTACTGCTGGCACTATCGCTTCTAGTTTGTTAAGTGGTTCTTATACTGGTATTACTGGATTGGGTACGGTTACAGCAGGCACATGGAATGCTGGTGTAATTGGAGCTTCTTATGGTGGTACTGGTGTTGCAGGAACAATTACTGGGTATGTTTATGCAAACGGAACAGGAGCGCAAACAGCTTCTACTACTATTCCGACGACTGCTTTAAGCGGAACAATTACAAACGCACAATTAGCAAATAGTACGATTTCAGGAGTATCTTTAGGCGGTAATTTAGCAGCTTTAACAGCAGGAACAAATATAACTTTTAGTTCAGGAACGACTTATAACGGTTCTGCTGCTATTACTATTAACGCAACCGTACCAAGCCAAGTTTATCCTAGCGCAGGAATAGCTAATTCCACTGGCACTGCTTGGGGAACTTCTTATAGCACTACTGGTAGCGGAACTGTAGTCGCTTTAGCAACAAGCCCAACTTTTGTAACGCCAACTTTAGGCGCAGCAACAGCGACATCTGTATCTTCAGGAACATTTACAGCAACAGGAGCAATTACTGGTTCTGCTTCTGCTGGCGCATTTAGTTATGGAACATTAAGTTATTCAGATACGAATATTTTTGCAAGCTATACAACTTCTGTAAATAGCTATGCACAAATGATTTTGGAAAATAGTAGTTCTGGTTCAGCTGCTTCTGCAGACTTTATTGTTTCCAGCAATAGTGGCTCTGCTTCTACTTATTATGGTGATTTTGGTATAAATTCATCAGGATTTACTGGTACTGGTTCTTTTTCGTTGCCTAATGCAACTTATTTATACAGTGCAAGCGGTGATTTAGTTTTAGGCTCTTATACTGCAAACGCAGTACATTTTGTTGTTGGTAATGGAGCAAGCGATTCAGCAACAATTAACGGAAGCACTGGAGCATGGACTTTTGCTAGCACAATTACAGCCAACATATCAGGAAGCGCTGGTACGGCTACAACTGCTACAACTGCAACCAATGCAACTAATACTGCAATTACAGACAATACAAGTTCAAGTGCAACTTGGTACCCTACCATTGTTTCAACAACAACTGGTAATTTGCCACAAACAACTTCTTCTACTAAATTAAGTTTTGTTCCTTCTACAGGCACATTAACTGCTACTGCATTTAGTGGTTCAGGTTCATCCTTAACAGGGATTGTTACTTCTTTAACTGCAGGAAGTGGGATTACATTATCAGGTTCAACTGGCGCAGTAACAGTTAGTGAATCTTTGCCTGGACTTCAATCTTCAGGTCAGCAAGTAATTACTACAAGCATGACATTAACTAGCGCTTATGCTGGGTCTAATATTCTGCTTATTCCTTCCGCTGCAATTACTATTACTTTTCCAAGCACAGCAAATACTTTTAATTTAAGCAATCCTTCTACTTATCCAGTAAATTTAGTTTTCGGTGGAACAGATTTTAAAAATACATTGCAGCCAGGTGAAACAGTAATACTTGCTGGTGATGGTGGTGGGTATTGGAGAACTGTTGCTTGTGGTTTGCAAGGTGGTTTACAAGGTGCAAAAGCTTGGGTTGCAGCAACAGCAACTGGTGGAACTCCAACAATTAATGGCGCTTACAATGTAAGTTCTATGACTTATACGGCAACAGGAGTTTTTTACTTAAACTTTATTAACGCTTTGCCTAATGCAAATTATTCAATGTATTCACATTGCAATCAATTAGGAACATTTACATATTCTAACAATGGTCAAAATACAACTGGTTGTGGATTTGCTACATATACAACTACATTGGTAGGATATAACCCAGCTTCAGGTAGTAGATTATTTGCTGGTGTATTTGCAAACACATAGGAATAAAAATGGCACAAGTAATAATTTATGAAAATAATGGTCAAGTAGCAGTTTGTATTCCTACTGGATTATTAGATATTCAAACAGTTTTAGCAAAAGACTGCCCAGCAGGAGCAATTATTGTTGATGACAGCACTTTGCCACAAGGTTCTGACGCACAATTTTTTGATGCTTGGGTGCTTAATGGGACTACTGTTTCAGTAAATTTTTCTAAAGCACAAGCAGATAAATTGGCTCAATACAATGCCGATGCACTACAAGTGGCTAATAAGCGCAATTTAAATACTTTAGCTGGTATTGCTAATGCGGTATCTGATGCGGATTGGCAAGCCCAATTAACTGCTGATAGAGCAAGCATTGCCGCTGCTACTACTACTGCACAATTAACTGCTATTGCAAACCCATCATGACTACTTTTAATTGGAAAATTTTATCTATTTCTGAAGGTTGCAAAAAAGTACATTATTTGTTAACTGCAACTGACGAAATACATACTGTTGAATCAGAGGGAAACCATGTATTTGCTGAAGAAACTGTAAATTTGCCTTTTAACGAAATTAAAGAATCAAATTTAATAGATTGGCTTGAAAAAGACACAACTCAAGATGATGTAAATGCAATAAAATTAAATTTACAAAATCAATTAAAAGCAATGGAAAACGAAAAAATTGTTCAATTTCCTTGGCTAGCAGATACTTTTACTCCACAGGTGTAACATGACAGCTCCGATAGACATTATTAGCAGAGCATTAAAAGATATTGGCGCATTAGAGGCTGGGGAAACTCCTACACCTGAAGCTGCTCAAGATGCTTTTGATATGCTTAACGACTTAGTCGACCAATGGTCTAACGAAGATATGATGGTGTATAACACCACAGAAATTATTTTTCCTTTAATCGCTGGGCAAATTCAATACACTATCGGTCCTACACCTTCAACAGCAAATTATATTGGAGCAGGATTTACAGGCTCAATTACAGGAAATGTTTTAACGGTTACAGCTATTACTAGCGGAGCGGTAGCGCAAGGTCAAACCCTTAAAGGCACAGGAATTTTAGCTGGAACTAAAATCGTTCAGTTTTTAACAGGCGCTGGCGGTAATGTTAACGAAATAGGAACTTACGAGCTTAATATTACTTACACAGCTCCAGTTTCGTCTACTTCTATTACTGCTTATTACCAAAAGCCATTAACCATTGAGCAAGCTTTTGTAAGGGTAAACACTCAATCTAACGGTGAGCCTGTATTAAATGGCGGATTAGATTATCAAGTCGGTGTTATTTCACTTACAAATTACAACCAAATTGGTTTAAAAACGCTGAATGGACCATGGCCAAAAGCTTTGTATTACAACCCTAATGCAGAATCAGGCAATGTATTCGTATGGCCAAACCCTTCACAGGGCGAAATGCACATGTTTGCTACTACTATTTTTAGCAATTATGAGGGTTTGTACGATGAAATCGTATTGCCACAGGGTTATTCTATGGCTCTTAGATGGAATCTTGCGGAGCGTCTAATGCCTATGTACGGCAAAGCTTCGCAAACGCAAATTGCTATGATTAACGCTTATTCGGCACAATCTAAATCTACAATTAAACGCAGTAATATGAAACCTATTGCTGCTGCTAGCTATCCAGCTGTAATGATTACTGGTAAAGCTAAAGATGCAGGATGGATTCTTAACGGTGGATTTACAGGATAAACATGGCAGATTTTGGCTTTGTTGGAGCCTCTTACGAAGCCCCATCTATTTATCAAGATGCACAGGAATGCATTAATTGGTTTCCTGAAGTAGACCCTACTAAGCCACAAGGCTCTAGAGGTGTAGTTGCGCTTTATCCAACCCCAGGTCTTACTTCTATTGTTGCTTTGTCAGCACAATCCGAAGTGCGTGGAATGCGTACTTTAAGTGGTGGCAATTACATGGTCGCTGTATGCGGCTCGTATGTATATGTTTTAAATTCTAGCTTTACCCCAACTATTATTGGTCAGCTTAATACAAGTTCAGGAATTGTAGGCATTACCGATAATGGTTTAAATGTCTATATCGTAGATGGTCAATATCGTTATACATGGAGAATTTCTAATCCTAATTCTGCTATTTTTCAAGCAACCGTATCAGGAACAACTCTTACTGTAACGAGAGTAATTAGCGGAACTATTGCTGCAAATCAAGCTTTATTTGGAATCGGAATTCCGCAAGAAACAGTTATTGTTTCAGGTTCAGGCAGCACTTGGACTTTAAGCCAGTCGGCTTCTATTGCTACGGCAGAAGTTATGAATTCTGCTAATGTGGCAGCGACTATAACAGCTTCAATGTCAGGAGCGACCTTAACTGTTACTGCTATCGGCACAAGTCAAGTTTTGTATCCTGGACAAACAATTACAGGCGCAAACGTTCAGTCTGACACAATTATTACTGCGCTTGGACAGGGAACGGTACTTAGCGAATCTATTGCCACAGGCGGTACAGGCTACGCTGTAAACGATACAGTAACGGTTTTAGGCGGTGTTTATGGCAATAGCCCAGCGACTTATACCGTTACTAGTGTAACTAGCGGTGTAGTTACAGGCTTAACCCCTACTTATGCTGGTGCGTACACTTCTAATCCTAGCAATCCAGTTTCTACATCTACAACTGGTTCAGGCACAGGCTTAACCTTAACTTTGACTTTCGGTTCAGGTTCTGGCGGTACAGGAAACTATGTAATCAATAATAGTCAAACAGTAACATCGGAAACGATGTACGCTTTAAATTGGACTGTTATTCCTAATACAGACGGAGCTTTTACAGGCGGTACGATTGTCGATGTTGTGGACAATTATTTTGTTTACAACGACCCAAATACACAGCAATGGGCTGCTTCTAATATTCTTAGTCCAATTACTTATGGTTTAAGCTACGCAAGCAAATTTACAGGACCTGATAACCTTGTATCTTTAATTTGCGACCACGGTCAAGTCTATTTATTAGGGGAAACCACTAGCGAGGTATGGGCTGATGTGGGAACATTCCCTTTCGCTTTTCAGCGTATTCCAGCTTCTTCAAGCCAGCATGGTATCGCAGCACCGTTTTCAGTAGCTAGAGCTGGAAATTCCTTTGCTTATGTATCTAAAAACAATCGAGGTCAAGCTGAAATTGTATTGATGAACGGATATTTTCCACAAAGAATATCTACTCATGCGGTAGAAAATACTTTAGTAGACCAATACATTGAAGATGCAGTTGCTTACACTTACCAGCTAGAAGGGCATGAGGTTTATGTTGTTTCTTTTCCTACGCTTGATTTAACTTGGGCTTTTGACCTTACTACTCAACTATGGCATAAATGGCTTTGGGTTGACAATAACAATGTATTCCATCGTCATCGTTCTAATTGCGCCTGTGTATTCCAAAATATCGTTTTGGTTGGCGATTGGCAAAATGGTCAAATTTATCAGTTAGATTCGCAAAATTACACTGACAATGGTGGCACTATTAGAAGGGTTCGTAGAGCTCCGCATTTAGTAACCGATTTACAAAGACAGTATTTTGACGAATTACAGATTCAATTTCAGCCTGGAGTTGGGCTTACAGGAACGACCACACCGTTAAACGGAGAGACAGTTGGGGCTAACCCTCAAGCGATGCTTCGCTGGAGTAATGATGGAGGTTCTACATGGTCTAACGAGCATTGGGCAAGCATTGGCGATATAGGAACTTACCAAACTCGTATTATTTGGCGCAGATTGGGTTGGTCTAGAGATAGAATCTTTGAAGTTGTAGTAACTGACCCAATAAAAGCAGTTATTGTTTCTGCTAACCTTAAAGCATCGGAAGGGGAAAACTAATGGCAAACCCTAACATTATTTGGGGAACGGAGCAGACTAACCCTTACCCAGTTACTCCGTTAGTAGATTCTCAAACACAAATGCCAACTAGAGCTTGGCAGCAATGGTTTTTAAATTTGTTAAATTTTACTTCTGCTCCGACAGCGACTAAAGGCGCAGCAGTTTTGCCTGCAGCTCCAGCAGGGTTTATAAATGTAACTGTTGGTGGTAAACCTTACAAAGTGCCTTATTACAATGTCTAATTTAGCTGAAATTTTTAAACAAAATGAAGGTCGGTTTGATGTTGACCCTCAAACAGTACATTATTTTTCTGATGGTCTATATTCCAAGCAAATGGTAATTCCTAAAGGATTTATCGCTTGCCAGCATAAACATAATTTTTCGCATTTAAGTATATTGGCGAAAGGTAGTGTAATTGTTAAGACCGATGATTATAATCATGTTTATTGTGCTCCTGCTTGTATCAAAATAAAAGCTGAAACATATCATCAAATAGAAGCTTTAGAAGATTCTGTTTGGTTCTGTATTCATGCAACCAATGAAATAGATTCTGCAAAAGCAGAAGAAATCTTAATTAGTAGAAAGGATTAAATATGTTCGGCTCGATAATCTCTGCTGTTGGTAACATTGTCGGAGCAGGAATTAGCTCGTCAGGACAACAGTCAGCCGCACAAACTCAAGCAAATGCTGCTTTGCAACAACAAAATAATTTATTGGCTGCTGGTCAAACAGCTTCTCAACAATTTACACCGTATGCCGCACAAGGTACAACGGCATTAGGTAATTTAGCTAGCAATAACGCTTATTTTAATAATCAGTTTAATAATCAAGACTTAAACGCTAATCTTGCTCCAAACTATGCGTTTCAATTAGGTCAAGGTCAAGCAAGCACAAATGCGGCTTCTAATGCTGCTGGGGGGTTAGTTGGTGGGAATGCTCAACAAGCATTACAAAATTACACACAAAATTACGCTGGTACAGCTTACCAAAACGCTTTTAATAATTACCAAGCGCAACGCACTAATATTTATAATCAAGATATTGGTCAAGCTCAATTAGGGCTTGCTGGTGCTACTGGCTCTGCTAATGCTCAACTTGGAACAGCGACTAATGTGGCAGCTTTAGGCATTGGGGCAGCTAATGCTCAAGCTGCATCACAAATTGCTCAAGGAAATATATATGGCGGTGCAGCAACTACTTTGGGAAGCATCGGTTATAACGCTGCGAATAATTACAATAATTCAAATCCGAATTTAGGCGGTGGCTCTGCTTATGGAAATAGCAGCGCAATACAAAATCAAAGCGCATTGCTTCAAGATACTGGAGCAGGAACGACTACCAATAGTTTTGGTCAAACTGTTAATAATGAATATGCTTTAGGTTAAGGAAAAATTATGGCGATTGGAACTAGCGGATTATCAGTCCCACAATTAGGCGGTGGCGGTGGCATAAATTCTGACATTTATGGCAATAAAAATGCGCCTGCACCTTTAACTATTTCTGATATGTTAGATATTCAGAAAAAAGGGCTAGATGTTCAGAAACAAAAAGCCACTCAAGAATCTGATATTGAAGGCAAATTGGCTCAAAATAAAAAATTGCAAATGGCTGCCGAATCTGCTGGTTTAGATTTAAGCCAACAAAAAGCCAATATTGCTAGAGGTGTTTACGGTCAGTATTTAAATGACCCTGACTTTATTAACGGAAACTCTGATGCTATGGTTAATAAGTTAAACAATGCTAGGAAATTTTTGCAAGGAATGGGTTTAACTCCTGATGATGAAGGTCAAGGGCATGATAATTTAGTAGCTTTGGCTAAACAAGACCCAAAACAAGCTTTTCAAGCTATTAGAAACGGTGTACAAGCTGCTGGTGGTAACGCTGCTCAATACCAATCTTTACAAAACTTTCAAAATGCACCAGTGCAAAATCCTGTGCCACCTGAAGGCGGTGTTCAAGGAACTCCAACAGGAACTATGCAAGCTCCTCAACAAACTGGCGCACAAGGGCAAACGAATAATGCAGTTACTTTGCCTGCACATAGTCAACCTGAAAAATTAAATTATCCAGTTCGTCAAGCTGGTCAAGCTTACGCTCCATTGCCTTCGGAGCCAGTAGATTTGGCATCTGGTCAAAAGTTTAGGCAAGATTTATCTGCTGGCGCAACTAATTTAACTGGCAATAGAGATAACATTAACAATGTTATTAAAGAGGCAAATGAAATTGATAAAGCTGCAACTTTTCCTGAAACAGGTCCTATTGGCGCAATTAAACGCAGATTTGCTGAATTAACAGGCGATGCAAAATATCAAGAATTAAGCAAAGATTTAGCAAAAGTTCAAGTAGAAAATATGCGAGCATTAGGCACCTTAAATACTAATGAAGGTTTAGAGGCTCAAGCTGCTGCTAATGGTAAAGTTGGGTATTCTCCTGCTGTTTTAAGAAAACAAGCAGAAAAAGCCAGGGCTGACATGACAAATATTGAAATGAAAAATAGAGCTGTTAATCAATTTTATCCTAAATATGGCGACAACAACGCAAAAACATTCCAGAATGAATGGGCTAAAAACGCAGATAGGAAAATTTTCCAAGTTATCAATATTGGAAACGATAACAATTTATCAGCTAAAGAAAAAGCAGATAGAGTTAAAGAAATTATCGGAACAAACCCTGACGATATAAAAACATTTAACGAAAAATACAATAACCTTCGTAAATTAGAAGCAACAGGAAAACTGTAATGGCTGATGCAATTAGCGATTTGATTTTAGGAGCTGCTTCTCAGCCTGCAGCATCTTCTGCTCCTGCTTACACTTTGCCTGAAGTGCAAAGAATGGTTTATGGTCAAGAAAGTCGTTCAGGACAAGATGACACTAGCAAACCAAATTATGCTGGAGCTCATGGTCCTATGCAGATTTTGCCTTCTACTTTTGACGGTTTAAAAAAACAAGGTCTTATTCCTAAAGATTACGACATTAACAACCCTGTACATAATAAAGCTGCTGGCGATGCGCTAATTGCTGATGCTTATAAGCGTTACAAAGGCGATGCTGATAAAGTTTTGGCCGAATATTATGCTGGTGGAAAAGCAATCAATGGCGACAAAATTCACACAGAATATAGAGATTTAAAAAACCCAAATGCGCCTACTGTCGGAGAATACATACAACAAGGTAAAGGTCGTATTGGAGACGATATAAGTCGTTTAATTATGGGTGCTGCGGATGCTTCAGAGCCTACAGATCAAACACAAACAACGCAAAATCAAACAGCACCTTCTGTATCTGATATTGGTTTAATATCAGGCGGTAAAGGAAAAGTAACAGATGGAATTAAGCCAGTTAATGCTATGGCTACTATGCAAGCTGCCACAAAAGCGCATGAGCCTTTAACTGCTGGTCTTGCTTCTTTAGCCGATACAACGGTAGGTTCTGTAATTCCTTCCGCTGCTAGTTATTTAACGCAAGCTTTTGCTAGACCTTTTACTTCTGCTGAAAAAGCGCAAGATATAGCAAATCAAGTCGGAAGTGCTTTAGATAAACCATTCGGAAAAGCATTAGGAGTAACTGAAAGCCCATACTACAAAAACGAAGCAAGCCAAAAAGCTATGCAGTTTGTAGGGGAAAATATCGGAAAAGGAGCAGATTGGATTTCACAGCAAACAGGCTTGCCAAAAGCAGATGTGGAGCACATGATGAATTCTGTTATGTTGCTTGGTGGTGAAGCTGCTGCTCCTGCTGTTAGAAAAATCGGTGGAACTGTTGCTGAAACTGTTAAAAATGCACCTGAAACAGTAAAAACTGCATTAAACGAACGATTTCCAACGATGGAATCTGAAATGCAAGGCAAGTTTGCACAGAAAAAAGCTGAACAAACTTCTGCGCCTGTTGAAGAAAAAACTGTTGCGCCTTCTACTGTCGGTCAAGAATTTAATCCTGAAGAAGGATTTAAAGAGCATAATTTTGTTGAAAAAACTTTACCGAAACAAGAACAACAAGCAAGACTTGAGGTTCTTAATAGAACTGCTCCTGATTTAAAAGTAGACCCCAATGTTATCGAAGGTCGTGGTAAAGAAAGAGCAACCGATTACGCAGTAGCTAATACTGATACTCCTGAAGGTAATTTGTTGCATCAACAATTTGAAAAAGAAAAACAAGCTCAAATTGAATATGGTAATAAGCTAATTGACGAAACTGGCGGTAGCAGAGGGTTAGATGAATCCGCTAATTACAAACGAGGCTTTATTCAATTAAAACCTTTTGAGGGTTTAGCAGAAGTACTAGACAATAACATTAAAGAGCTGTACAAAAAAAGAGATGAAGAAGCAGTGCATGTGCCTGTTGTAGCGGATGAAGTTCAAAAGATTTTAAATACTAAATCTGAAGTGTTAGCTAATTCCGAAACGAAAGCTCATGCAGAAGGCGCAACAGAGCGTCTTAAAGAGCTTGGAATTATGGATAAAGATGGCAATTTGTTACCAGCTAATGCTTTGCAAGCTGAAAAATTCCGTCAATACCTTAATGATAAATGGACTCCTCAAAATGCTACTTTAAATAGGGCATTAAAAGAGGCAGTAGATAACGATGTTTTTGCTAATGCGCCTGAAGGAATACATAACGATGCTAGAGCTTTGTACCAGTATCGAAAAGAAACTTTAGATAACCCTAAAGGAATAGCAAGCATTTTAGATTCTTCAGGTCCTAATGGAATTAACCGTAAAGTGCCAATAGAAAGAATTGCTGACACTATTGCTAATTTGCCAGTAGACCAATTTGACCATGTTATTAAAACATTGCGTTCTGTTCCTGAAGAATTGCAAGCAGCTGCACAAGCCGCAGAAGGCGAAATTAAAGCACATTTCCTTAATAAAGCTGAACTTGCTTATGCAAAAAGCGCAAATGCTGGCACCAAATATTTAAACGAAAACCGAGAAGTGTTTAATCGTTTGTTTAGTCCTGAAGAAATGGCTAAAATAAACGATAGAAACTCTATGGCTCATATCCTTAAAACCGATACAGGCTACAAAGGTTCTGCTGTTCAACAAACAAATCTTGCTAAAAGGGGTATTGGCAGAGGTTTATTTGAACAGGCTGTTAAAAAAGGTGGTGCTGTTGCAGCTGAAGCAGCTTTGGGTGGAACTACTGGCGGTTTGGCTGCTATCGGAACCCATCAACTGCTAGATAAGTATTTTGCTGGAAAAGCTTTAAAAGCAGAAGAAGCAGCGCAAGTACAACGAGCATTAAAAAAACAAGCTGGATTTACTAATCTAGGCGATATAGGAAAGAAAGAATGACAACTGTAAATCTATCACCCCTTTTTAATGGTCAAACGCTATTTGGCGCAACTGGCTTGCCGTTATCAGGCGGTCAGGTTTTTACTTATCAAGCAGGAAGCTCTACACCATTAGCGACTTATACAACAGTTAACGGAAATATTGCCAATGCAAATCCTATTGTTTTAGGTTCAGACGGAAAACTTCCTAATGAATTATGGCTTCAGTACGGATATTCGTACAAATTTGTAGTTGAAGATTCAAACAATAATTTAATTGACACTTACGACAATATTGCTGGAATTATTACTTCTGTCCCTACCACTAGCCCTGCTGTACCTAGTGGTTGTATTTTAATTTGGTCAGGTTCTTCAGGCTCTATTCCAACTGGATTTGTGCTTTGCGATGGTACGAACGGAACTCCTGACCTTAGAAATTCTTTTATTATTGGTGCTGGTAATTCTTATACAGTAGGTCAAACAGGCGGAGCAACAACAGCCACATTAACACAAGGCAATTTGCCTAATGTTAATTTTACGGCTACTTCTACCGTAACAGACCCAGGACATTTCCATGATATTGAAACTTGGAATCAAACAACTTCAAATGGCGGTGTTGCTCGTTCAGCAACAACAAATGATAATGGACCTGCAGCCACAACTACTGCTACTACAGGAATTACAGTAGCAACAACAGTAAATTCAGGCGGTTCAAATACGCCTATTTCTATTTTGCCTCCTTTCTATGCGTTGTGTTACATTTACAAAACTTAATTGGTGAATCATGGACTTTCAAACAATAATCAATTTAGCTGGCGGTGCTTTGTTATCTGCAATCGGATGGTGGTGTCGTCAGATTTGGGATTCCATGGACAAATTAAAAGAAGATGTCAAAAAAATTGAAGTCGCTTTGCCTACGACTTATGTAACTAAAAGCGAAATTTCTATTCGTTTTGACAGAATCGAAATGCTGCTTGATAAACTTTATGAAAAGTTAGACGGTAAAGCTGACAAGCAATGAATCGAGCTCCTGCTGCTACTTTATGTGCTAGTGCTGCTTTTATAGTTGCATTAGCTGTTAATGAAGGATATAGCGGTACAGCATATAAAGATGTAGCAGGGGTAGCAACTATTGGTTACGGACAAGCTGACGGAACTAAAATGAGCGACAAAACAGACCCTGTAAGGGCTTTACAACAGCTAGATAAAAGCGTTGATGAACATGCTAAGGGTATGGTAGCCTGTATCAATGTACCGATTTCACAAGGGGAATACGATGCTTATTTGGATTTTTCCTATAATGTTGGGGTGTCTGCTTTCTGTAATTCAACCCTTAATAAAAAACTTAATTCAGGCGATTATGCAGGAGCCTGTAAAGAACTTTTAAAATGGAATAAAGCCGATGGTTTTATTTCTAAAGGGCTTACAACTAGAAGGCAACAGGAATATCAAAAATGTTCGCAAGTTTAAATTTAAAACTAATTGCTGAAATATTTGCTGCTTGTTTGCTTATTTTTGCTGGTTGGTATCCTGAACATTTAAAACTGATTGCGTACAAAACAGAGGTAATAGCAGCAGGAAAAGCGCAAGAGTTACATAACAAACAGCTTTTGCAAAAGCAAAAACAAGTAACGGAGCAAGTCAAAAATGATTATCAAAAAAAGCTTAATTCTATTAACAGCATGTATGCTAGGATGCGCCAGCCCAGTAGCGGTCAAATGTCTGCCTCGCCCTACACCTCCATCACAATTAATGGAAAAACCTACGACCCTATATCTGTTGCCCACGACTGCGCCTTAGAAACTCAAAAGCTTTTAAGCTTGCAAGAATGGGAAAATTCAATACCAAAGGAATAATATGAATACCAAAAACATGGAATTAGAATCGAAAGCTACGCAAAAGCGTGAAGACAAAGAGTTTATGCAACTTCGTCATGGTTTGGTAGAAGTAAAAAGAGAGCTCGTCAAACATGAAAAACTCCCTATAAATAAAGCGCACCCACAAAAAAAATAACAGCATCAATTTGGCAACTGCTACTTGTAAAGTCGAAAGCCGAAAAAGCCTTTACTTGTTGCATCCTTGATTGTCGGCTTAACTGCTGTTAAATAAGTTGTATTCTAGGTTTGCTATTCTCTTGCCAATCTAAAGCAGCTTGCCAAGCTTGAATCCACAAAGTTAAGGCAGTAGAGTTTTCGTAAAAAAAGTCAGGATAAAGGGCGAAAAAAGCTTCTTCAATTTCTCCATCAGGCACTTTCATACTTCCTACAAACGGTATTTTTTCTTCTGTCATTTTAATGGCTTTAATTTAACATCAGCAGATTTACGAAGGTCAGAGCTATGGAGTTTTTTCCTTGCTGATTTAGAAATCTCTCCTGCTGCTTTCGCAACTTTCATTGCTTCTTTTCTAGTCGCTATTTTGCCGTTAGATAAAACAAACTCATGCTTTACTTGTTTGGTTTTATCGCCTTCCTGACGAATTAACTGGGCATGACTATGGGCTTTGCCATGAGCTTTAATAACCTTGCCTGATTTTTCTTTAATTGCTACGGAAACGACTGTCGGTTTTTTGCTCATTTTATCCTCATAACTTTCGCTTTTCTTAATACTTGTTCGTATTGTTCTTTAGCTGCATCGTCCAGTTGGCGCAAAGGCAAGTTTTGATAGTATCGCCATTTATCTCTATAACCTTGTACATCTGAAGGAGCAACCCAACCATTAAGCTTCCAGCGAATTGTAATATCAGTACCAGCTGCAGTCCATATATGTTCGTTCATTCAAACTCCAATTCTTTTATTAAATGTTTAATTCGTTTTTCAAGAGAAACTATTTTTGATTTGAGAACTTTATTTTCAGACTTTAAATTTTCAATTTCTTTTTTTCCGTCATAAATATATTTAAGTTCTCCCTCAAGGGTTTTAATCCTATCTTTTAAAACATCTTCATTGGTAAGCATGATTTAAAATGGAATGTCATCGTCAATTGCTTCTAGCGAAGGACTAGCAGTTTTGCCTTCAGGCTTATCTTCAGGCAAGTTAAGGTAGCACCAAAGAGTCCCTTCTTTTAGACCTAACAACGGAATCATCTCTAATTTCATCATTAAATCGCCCTTTTTTGTTTCAGTAACGATACCGATAGTGTTGTATCGTTTTTTGGTAGTTCCGCTTTGGTCTACATACTCTGAAACTGCTGCTTTTACATAATATTTAATTGCCATTGTTATTGCCTTTCATTAAATTAACTTCTACTTGCACTTCATCTAAAAACTTTTTAATTTCTGTTTCCATTTCCGCAATAAATTTATCGTCTCTATTAACTCTAACGATTAACAATTTGCTGCGATGCGGCATACGAGGGTCAAACGATACAAAATCACACCAATAACGATTAGTACAAGCCATTTGCGCTTGCATTTGCGTTATATATTTTTGCGGTGGTTGTTTGCTTTTAAAATAATCCCAATGGGTTGCGCTATTAGGACATTTAATCTCTACTAGCCCATCAATACCCACTAGACCGTCAGGTGAAGCTCCAAACCATTTAATTGTTGGGTGGTCTACGAATGGTACTTGGTCAACAAAATTACCCATAGTCGCCTCATACGCAATCCTAGCTTGTGCTTCGTTATCTACCCCCCACTGCATAGCTTCGCTGGTAAAACCTTCCTCGGCTTCGCCTGTTACTCTTTGAAGCGCAACTTTAATTAAGTAATTTGCCCTTGAAGCGGATGAACCAGTTTTAGTTTTAGCCAATATATCTGCTACATGGCTGGCGGTTACTTTACCGAGGCGAATCTTTTTCCAATCGTCTGTCCCCTGCTGTATTCCTTCGTAAGCGTTTAGACGGTCTTCAGTGGTAAAAGTAGTCATATTTGTTCTCCTTTTATACAAATCCAACCATTAGAGCTATTTACATATATTCCATTTTTTTGTTCGCAAAATTGTTTTCCTGTTTCATATTTTCCCCCTAAAATCCCTAAAAAAAAGGAGCACATACAAAGTAAAAAAATAATGATAATTTCTCCAGTAAAATTCATTTGCGAGCCTCCATCATTGCATCAGCAATTTTGTAACACTCTTTAGCATCTATCAATGGGTAAGGTCTAAATGAGAACCTAGGAATCATTTTTGCCGCAAAATAATCACGCAATTCCATACCTTCATGGATTGTTTCTTCGTATCCATTCCATCCTTTTATTGGAAATGCTTTCATAATAATTCTGCCTTTCTAGCATCTTTAGCTTTGCCAATCATTTCTACTGCTGTTTTGTCTGATTTAATCTCGTTCCAAGCTTTTGTAAACACATCTTTTAATTCTTCTAGGTCAGTAGCTTCGGCGATAGCTTCGCACCACTCCTGCGCTTCTTTAGACAAATCTACAGGCTCTTCGTCAGGCAAATCTTCGCCAGCATAAATGTATAGACCAATACCAAATAAACTGATAGTCTTAACCAAGCAG